AATTATATGTTTCTTTTGTCATATCATAATAAAAATGTGGCTTTTTCATACAAAATCCCCCTAACGAGGTGCTATTATATATTAAAATTATCTTTTTGTAAACAAAAAAAGCCATTAACGGCCAATTTCACTTAATTTTTCATTTAAAATTTTTATTTCGCCTTCCACTTTATACATTCTATCTATAAGATTATTATGAGCAGAAACTCTTTTATCTAATTCTTCTATTCTGTATATAACTAGATCATTATTCCTCTTGTTACTTGAAATTGTTGCAATAACAGAAGGAATCGCTACACACAAGCCACTAATAATAGCTACAATTATTCCTTGCATATTAAAAACCCTTTCCGATACTCTTACAATTATATTATAATACAAAAAAAGAAAAAAAACAAATTTATGTTTTCTTTCTTCTACAATATAAATAAAAAAATGTGTGGCATATTTATTTATATAGATTGGAGCATGATGACAAGAGGCATTACGGAGGTTTAGATTAACGAATACAACATAATTTAGAAAATCAAAACTACCTCTTGTCAATATAATTATAACTCAAATCTTTTAAATAGTCTATACTTTTTTTTCATCTTCTAAAATAACTTCTAAATCATGCAACCCGATGTAATAAACAATACCTGCGTTTTCTTTTTCTTTTTTTATAAGTTTTAATGCTTTGTCTATTTTGCTGTTCTTTTGCTTTAATTGTAAATATAAATCCCTACATCTTTCTTCTACATCCGCTTTTTGTCTCTCCAACAACTCAATTTTGCTTTCTAAATCTTTTATATCGTGGCCATATTGTGTAATATCAAAATTTAATTTCTTTACTTTTTCCTGAAACTCAGAAATAGTTTTCATTTGCCTTTTTTCTAGTTCCGTAAAATTATCCAATCTCAACACTTCTTTCTTACTCATATTCATCATTATTGCAAATCATCTGGTCAACTTGCTCTAACTCCCATTTTAATTGCGTGTTATCTCTTTCTAATATGTTATTTTTCTTAACTAAATCTTCATTTAGTGCATTAATCACTAATAACAGCACCAAGTTAAAAATAAATATCATTATAAAGGCAGATAACAACATAAATTTAACATTAGTCATCTTTCTAATTTTCCTAATTAACTTCTTAATCTTCTTTTTCATATTCTCCTCCCAATATAATTATATAATACCAAAATAAAAATGTAAACAAAAAAAAGAGTATTAAACTCTTTTCTCCGACAAAAGCCGGTGTAGGGGTGAACATCTTTCTTACCTACATATTTGCTTTAAGAAAGTTTGCTATTAAAAAAACATGTAATTTTAAACTAATCAAATATTAAATATCACTATATTACTTTTGATAGTACTAATCACTTTGTATTTATTACAGAATTCACATCAGGATTAACATAAAATAATAACATATTTTCAATAGCAATTACATTATAACATATCTATAATACTATTGCAACTTCTTTTTGCTAATTCTTTTATAACCACTTACCCTTGCCCTATCTATTGCACTTGGCAAGCCACTTGCTTTATTTAACTTGTGATATTTGCTAGTCAACATAGTTATTCTTTCTTGGCTCTTTGAAATTAATTCTTTATTGCCACTTGCTCTACCTAATATTTGATTATCTTTTGCTTTTCTAAGCTCTAGTTCTATTTTTCTTTGTAACTGCAACCCCTCATAATTAGTATAGTGTTTGCCTTCAAAGTCAAAGCCTTTATTATTTTTAGCAATAATTTCTTGTAATTGCTCGTTTGTATATTCTTGCTCGCTCACACCTAAAACAATACTAAATATGTAATGGTAGCAGTTATACTGTCCTATTGACCTTCGGTCATGCCCTGTCTCTTCTGACTCTGCCGGATAAAATGTACCATCATAACTATAACAATCTTGGTCTGTTTGAAACTTCTCAAACTCTTTATTACTAAATTGATGGCCTTGCACAAACATGTGGTCTGGTGCTGGGTTAAGGTGAACTGATATTTCTACACCATCACTATCAAACTCTTTGCCAAATTGTTGCTGTGTCTCGTTATGTAATTGTCTCAACCCATCTCGCATATTCATAGCAATCGCACTATCAATTCTCATTGTACGGCCACTTTCATATTGGACTTTTAAGCCACTCTCACCAAGTTCTTTCAACTTTCTATACATCGCCTCATCAAAAGTTTCTTTGCCCTGTGATACATTTAATATGGCTTCATCTATTATGTCGTTATAAGTCTTTCTAAGCCCCTTAAATATAAACTTGCCCTTGTCATTTGTAACACCAAAGCCCAACGCACTATTCTTTACTAACTTTTTATACTGATTTGCCGTTATCTTCGCAATTGACCTTACTTGCTCTTGCAATGCTAAGTTTTCATCATAAGGTATATACTTTATATCTCTGTAATTATAAAATTGCTCTGCAAATTGGTAGTCATTCTTTGCTACCTCTTCAAATATCTTGTAAATATCTTTTACATTTAGATTTGTTATCTCGGCTAATTTTTTTGCTATCTTCTCGTAATCTCCACCATATTTTAATATCTGTTCCAATTCATGTATGTTTGTTTCAGTAAGAGTGCCAACTTTTTTGACACTCTCTCCTATCTTCTTTAAAACATACTCGTTGCCCTTCTGCATTCTCTCAACTAGCCTTTGTGATACTTTCTCAATTACTTCATCTGATAGCATATCTTCACCTCTTATTCTGCTTCGTATTCTGCTACTGTTTTTACATTTGTTAAATTAGAGAAATTATTATTCATCCATGTTTTCGCAGTGTTGTCTTTCACTATTATTAAGCAATTATTAGGAACATTTAAAAACATAGCATTTGTTGAAGATAAATTTGAGAAATTAAAATTTCTCATATCAATTTTTTCTAAACTAGTGCAACCAGAAAACATTCTTCTTGTATCTCCCAAAGCACTTGTGCTAAAAGTACTCAAGTCTAATGTTGTTAAATTTACACAATTATTAAACATATCTGTCATTGAAGTAACTTTTGTAACATTCCAACTATTTCCAAACGATAAAGTTGTTAAACTCCTACAATTATTAAATAAATAACCCATATTAGTAACTGATGAAGTATCTAAATTTTCTATTCCATTTATTGTTGTTAATACTGTTTGGTCTTTAAACATATTACTCATATTAGTAACTTTTGTTGTAATTAGTCCACTTACATCAATAGATAAAGTCTTAGCAGGGCCTACACTAGTAGAACCCATAGAAAAAATATAACTTAAATTTTTTACATTATTACCTCCTATTAGTTTAGGCAACGAAGTTGAATAACGACCTAAATCATAAAAAGCATAACTTAAATCAGTTACATTGTCAGAAACAATTATATCTGATGTTTTTTTAATTACTAATGCTCTATTGTTTGTATTAGTATTACTATCAATAGTAGTATAAAAATACTCACTTAAATCTGCTCCACCTCCACCTGTACTAATATCACCATTTTCTGCCATATCTGCTATGTCAGTAAAGTTTGTTCCTTCTTCTAACTCAAGTGCCGTAACAGTTCTATCTAAGTCATCTTGTAGGCTTTCTAAATAATCAGCAGTAGTCATTATTCACCACCCCCAGTGTTTGGAGTTGTTAAAGTGGCTAATATTGTATTTATAGTACCTACGGCAGAAGATATGCTGTCATCCACATACTTTTTAGTAGCAGGATGGTAATTACTAGTTGGTGTATATGAGGTTGTGTTTGTTTTGGTTAAAACATTTGAAACTTTTGAAAGTTCATAATCTCCTAAATGTGTAATAGTGTTGTTATAAAAACTTTTAAAATGTCCATCACCATCAAATTGAACTTGTGCTTGAAAGTAAGAATAATACATTGAACTGTCATTTGTGTTAAATCTTATTGCCGGATACCAATATGTTGCTCTACTATTTGCACCACCATTTGGAATATATATAAATATTATATATCTATATCTGTTATTATTTCTATAACTACCGGTAGACCTTAAATCAATAACTATCCCTGTTTTCCCTATTTGGGCTAATTCACTACTTCCTATTAACAAATCTTTTATTGCAACTACATTTGCACTTTCTAAATTCCATGTTTCTGATGTTAAACTACCACCCATAGCATCATATACAGGATATATTTGCTTGTCTTCACTTCCACCACTACTTCCAGTCAATTCATTAATAGCACTAACTAAATTTGTCTTGTCTGTGGTGTCTAGGTCTGCTAAATCACCAGTAATAGCATCCGTTTGTGTCTTTGTATAATAATCGCTCAAATCAACACTCGTATTGCCTATTTTTTCCCATGCATTGTCAACATAAACCCACTCATCATATAAATTACTTCCCGTTGTTTCTTCGTTTCTTAGAAGATAAATTGTGGTGGTGGAGATGTCTGTTGTAGGTAGTGTTTGAACTATTCTAAAATCTAGCACACTAGTTCCTGTATCACCTTTATCTCCTTTATCTCCCTTATCACCTTTATCACCTTTAGCACCAGTTTCACCTGTATCACCCTTAGGCCCTTGTGGCCCTACATCACCAGTTTCTCCTTTATCTCCTTTTGCACCGGTGTCTCCTTTTTCTCCTTGTGGCCCTGTGTCTCCAGTATCTCCTTTGTCTCCTTTATCGCCCTTAAAATAGCCACTATCAACCTTATCTTGTAAATCATCTAAGGCATCGCTAATATCATTTAAACCATCTTGTAGTGCTTGCTCGTATTGTTCCATCTCGCTTGGTGTTATTTCTTCACTATTCTCGGCATCTTTTAATGAGCCTTCCCAACTTGTAAAATAGCCGGGCTTAGGGTTGTATCTCTTTATCTCCTCTTCATTTTCTACTAAGTAAGCAACGACACCAATTTCTATTGTTCCAACTTTTGTTAAAACTTCATGTGGTATCTCACACTCATTGTTTACTATTATTTGTTTGTATGTATCTCCATCATCTAATGTAAAGTATGCTTCTTTGACAAAATCATCTGTTATTTCTTCACTAAATTCAAAGTAACACTTTGTTATGTTTATTTCTAATTCATTGACAGGCTGTGCTTCAACTTGGATATAATGTGGCTTAACTGTTATCTTCATTATCATCACCTCCACGAGTTCCTAATAGATCATCAACATTTGGTTCGCTTTCTTCTATCTCTCTAATTGCCTTTTCACTTTCTTCAAGTGTTTCATCTGGCATTAACCATTGTCTTAATTCAACTTTGCTAACAACACCCTTATTTTGTGCATAAGTTAATTGCGACCACTCAGTAGCTGTATCTTCTAACAAGCTATAACTCCAATCAAAGTTGACTTCGTATTCTCCTTGTGGTGATAAATTAAAAGCATTTGCTAACACATTGCAAGCATAGAAGAAATCATCCATACCTTTTTCAACATTACTTCTCATATCATCGCAAATAGTAAATGTGTCATACATACTTCTTTTAATCTCGGTTGCTGTTGCTTGTTGACTGTTTACCTCACTTAATATTCCGTAACTTGTTCCTATCTCGTGTTCTAGTCTTTTGTATAACTCTTGCAATCTCGTTGTATAATCCCTAAATTGAGGGTCATATACTTCAAAAAAGTCATCGTTGGTACTATCTATCTTCTTAAATATTCCGTTTGCTGGTAGTCCGTTTTTACCATTAAACATTGTTGCATCTGCACCAACAAAAGTTTCTTTCAATTCATATTCACGAATCATTTGTTTCATTGTTTGCCTAATTTCTAATATTGTAGCCTCACAACCATAAGTTATTGGCACTCCGTACTTATCATTAGCTTTGCGGTTGTTTATTGGTGATTTAATATAACCAAACAACACCCTATCAACATTTGTTATTGTTCTAACTTCCTGAATATCTTTCCAAAAGTCTGGTGCTGGTATCTGTTTCCCATCTCCATCGCTGTATTGCTGTGTTATTACCATGTTGCCGTTTTGTATTTGGTAATTAGTCCAACGAATGTAAACCTTTTGCCCCGTTGGTGTATTTATTGTTTTCTTTTCGGCAAGTACAGTTGCACCCGTTATCAACTCACCATCTATCTCATCAATTGTTAGTCTGTCTTGCGGTACTAGGTTGTAGTATATCTTGCCACCCTTTACATAAGGTACTATTATAACTCCACCATAACCAAAGGCCATTGACACTATCTTTTTTGCTTTCTTCCACATGCTTTGCCCTGTCATGTTTAACAATTCAACCCTTTTATTATCCCCCTCTATATCCATCGTGCTATCACTAACAACATAGTTTGCTAACTTGTTTGAGAATATAGCATTAAAATTAATGTTGTCTATGTTCTCGTATGCCTTTGCGTACTTGCTGTTGTTATCAATTTCTTCGTTGGTTGTCTGCGTATTTACTTTAAAAACATTTTGCACTATCCAAAGAAATATACTCTTTAGCATATAATCACATTCCTTTCTTCTTCCAGATATTATTGGTGATATTTAAAGACATAACCACCAGTTGTTTTTCTTTTGCCTCTACATACCCTAGATATGTGAGTTCCTTTTATATTTAATTCTTTTTCTATACTTGAGATGCTTTCCCAAGTTTTAATATAATTACCATTTAAGTCATATTGATCTATCTTTTTATATAATTTTTTTGTATAGTAATTTGCTTTACCTTTTTTTGCTTCACTTATTTTTCTTTTATGTTCTTCGGTTAAATGTTTGCCATACATAGGTGCTAATATTCCACTTTTCCCATACATAGGATTATTTTTGCCTTTATACATTCCTTTCTTTATCAAACTCATTTTTTCTTTTGATTTTTCAGTATGATGATATCCAAGTGTTAAATTACCACCCTCACACAAATTATATCCATAATTAGCATCCATAGTATTATATTGTTTAATTAATTCTTGCTCTTTTAAACAAGCTTTTTCTTTTGTTAAATGCTCATACAATACTATATGATTAAAATTATTCCAGCCATATTTATCAATGGCTTTTTTAAATAATCCTATTTTATATCCTTTACCACCTCTCCATCTTTGAGTAGGTTTTTGACATGTTATTCCTATATATCTTTTATGATTAATTTTATTTTCGTGCATATAAACAATAAATTCTTTCATTTAACATCACCAATATAATTATATCACAAAAGTGGTTTTTAGTCTACTGACCTTTTTTCTTCCATATTAGATTAAGTGCATAGCGTGTTGCATCTATGCAATGGTTATTTGCATCTACATAGCCACTTATATAATTGCCATCTTTGTCTTGCTGATATTCATAAGTGCTAAACTCCTGTGCTGATACAGGACACCTTCGCTGGTCAATTACTATCTTGGCAAGTGAACTCAACCATTTCATTGAATATTCAACACTTCCAGCACCTTTTTCAGCACCTTTGATACAAGCCCCATACATTCTAAAATCACCAATGCTTTTAGGTTCAGCACTATCGGCAATAATTAAATCATCTTCTGTAACTTTTTTATCATTTTTTAAATGTTCCCACACATCTGCATTACTCATTTTATTAACAGTAAATTCATCAAATATATATAATGCTTTTTGTGATGAACTATAGCAACATTTAATCCACGCAAATATATCTGGAAAATATCCCCAGTCAATTCCTTGATATGTGTAATCAAATGTGTTTATTTCTTCATCTGTTATCTCTCGCAACTCTACATTTTCAAACACATTTCCGCCACTACCTGTTTCTTCTCCTAAGTAAACATTTTTGTATTGCCTTTCGTTAATAGATAGCATGTACTCCGCTTCATCAAAGAACTTGCTACCTAGCCACTCTTTTGGCACTTCCTTGTATGTGCTTCTGTGTACTAGCCTGTCTGCTTTTGGGTTTCTCTTTTCAACATTGACAAAGTGTTGTGAACTTGTCGGTGTATTGTAAACTCTAAATACAATAAAATCTTCGCCGCCACGAATGACTGACCTGTCAATAGTTCCTACCTCGTTCATACCATTCATTTGGTCAAATTCCTCGTAAACAACTATTCCAATGTATTTGTCTTTCGGTGGTTTAATTGACTTAATCTTAACTGGGTCATCAGCACCCCTAAAATAGATGACTTGCCCTGTCTTGGTGTTTGTCATTTCAAGTGGCGACTTCGTGGCTTTCCAGTGCATTGGAACTCCCGGGTATGTTTCACCTAACTTATCAATGCCCCACTGCATTTGACTATAAACAGAATCTTTTAAGGTGTTACCTACTTTACGGATTAGCAACGCACACATCTTCTCGTTGTTTTCAAGTAACTCGGCAACCTTTTCACTCCAGAAAGAAGATTTGATAGAACCACGGCCACCCTCTAGCCAATATTCAAAGTGTCTCCTCTCATCAATGTCGCGGTTTAAATCAACATAGGATTTTCCTAGATCCTTAGCAGGTATGTAAATTATAACCCTCTCTGCTTCGTTCTGTTTTTCTTTCTTCTCCATTAAGTCTTGTATTATCTCATAGTTTTTACTATAACCTTGCCTTGCCCCTTTGATTAATCCAAGCGTTGCAAGTTCTCTGTTTGTCAAACCACCTTCGTTGTCTTTTATCGGTATTTCATCAAGCATTTTTTCAAGGACAGAAATCATTGTGGCCTTCTCACGCCTAGCTTTGCCAGATGCGATTCCACCGGCCGACTGTTCTTCTACTGTTAACACATGAGCTTGTGGTATTAAATTATCACTTGCTTTTGCCACTATATCACCTCCTCTATTTCCAATTTAAAGTATAACATTAATTCTTACTTTTTGCAATTTCTTTAAATTCTTCAGTGCTAATGTCATCGTTTAGCATCTCCCAGAGAGTGTCTTTTCTGTAAAGTGATAGGTTAGAAGTATATATTAATCTTCGCAGTTCATACACCTTTTGGGCATCAAAAAAAGGTGATAAAAACTCCTGATACTTTGCCTTTATCACCTCACAATTTTCAATTATAAAATCAAAATCAAACATATAACCACCTATATTATTACTTTTTTATCAAAATATTATCAAAATATTAAAATAATAATATCACATTTTTTCCAACTTTTCAATTCTGACTTTAAACCTTTTCATCTTTTCCTCAATTTCTACTGGTGTTAAGTATTTCCACCTTTGAGTTGTAAGACTTCCTTTTATCTTGCTTAATAAATTTAATGCAACCTTGTTTTCATGTCTTAAATTGAATAATTCTTTTTCTTGCTCTCTTACTCTTTTATTTATTATTTTAAGTGCCTTCTTTTGTTCTTCTATTAAATTTTTGTAGTATTCTTCATCTTTTATTCTTTGAATATATTTATTACTCATCTTTGTCCTCCAAATAATCTATTATTTCATTAATTTTATTCATTAATAATCTTACTTTGTCTGGCTTGTGCATAAATTCAAATGTCCTACAATTTATTTTTTCTATTTTTTTATCTTCTTCAAATGGTTTGTTTTCTAGTGACTTATTCCAACCATTTTCAAAACATTTTTTTATTTCGCCACAAGCATATCCTAATGCTTCAACATCTTTTTTCATTAATGGTTTTGTTTCTTCATTAATAATTTTTACTTCATAATTCAATTCTTCTTGACTCATAGATAAACAACTCATTAAATCTATATCATTATGTTTGTCATAATAATTTTCATCATGTTCTATCCATTCAAACTTATAGCACCAATGGTCTATTCTTATTTTCTTTGGCATTTCTTTGTCTTCTGCTCTCATTGTAATTAAATCAATTATTTTCATTTTCTACTCCTTCTAATTCGTTCAATAACTCATCTATAAATACAGTATGATGTTTCTTAAAAGTTTTATCTTTTAAATTCATATCGTGCCTATATTCATATGTATTATTTTTAATATATTCCGTTACATTATCTAATTTTCTTTGTGCTTCAATAAATTTATCACGAAATCTATCACATTGTTCTACTTCTTCAATAAATAATCTTTCTAATTCTTCTCTACTAACTTCTTTAATATCTTTCTTTAAACTTTCGTTCATTATTTATCATCTCCTTCTAATTCTAAATACCATTGTGCATAGTATCTTCATATCCAATAATATCTTCATCCCAATCAATCGTAAAATGAACTTTTTTATTATCTTTTTGTTTTTCTAAGTTGTTATTACTATCACTACCTTCTAATTCGTTCATTTTATCTAATACATCATTTATATTGATAAAAATATATCTTTTGTCCCCACTACAATCTATGTCATAATACCAATTGTCTTTATTTTTAATATACTCTCTTAAACTATTCCAGTTGGATTGTAATTTTTTATATTTTTGTTCATACATATTTATAACTTGATATGTTTTTCCAATTTGTCTAGCAGGTATATTTATTTCCTGATAATAGCCAATATCGTTAAATTCATAATCGTTTGCTACACCATTTACTATTTTATTCATTTTCACTTAACCTCCAAATATAACCATAAGCAGTTTTTTTAACCTTATGACAACACATACTTATAAAATTTACTTTATATCCTAACTCTTTTTTAATATCTTGTTGTGTTCCCCATTCTTTTATAAAATTCATATTTCTATCATATTGCTTTATTTTTTTTGTTTTAACATAAAGCCTTCCTTCTCTTAAACATTGTTGTATATTTTCTTTTTGAGTTCCACATTTTAAATTATTAACATTATTATTTGAAGGATTATTATCTAAATGCATTACAACACATTTATCTGTATAGTTATCTAAAAATGTTTTTGCAACTAATCTATGCACTCTTTTGCTTTTTGTTTTTCCTTCATAATACAAACCAACATACATATAACCTCTACATTTATGTTGTTTTAATATTCTTTTATTTTCCTTTAATCTTACATTTCCTAAATTAGATACTTCATATTTGTTACCATATCCAATTAAATCTTTATAAATTTCAATCATCTATTTCACCCAACCAATCGCTAATTGTTTCTAATGATACTTCATTTCTTGCTATTTGTAGTGCTTGACTATCTGTTAAATTATATTTATCTCTAAACGGTTTTACTAAGTCAATTATTGCTCTTTTAGTCATGCTATTATTTTTAATCAATTTTTTCCATTCTTTTTGTAATTTTCCTATTTCTTCAATCATGTTCATTCTATTTTTCACCTAACATTCTTAATAAAACTACTTCATCTAATCCTCTAATATCATCTTTAAATGTTTTTATATACTCAACAACATCATCTTTTTGTTTCTTTACTTCACTATATAAATGTTTGTAGTGTTCTCCTAGTTCTGCTTTCTTTTGTAAATCTTCAATAAATTCAAGAATATTATCTACTGTGCTATTTGCTATTGTTTGGTCTCCTGAATAACTTATTCCTGTTGGTGTACTTATATCTTTTAATATTTCTTCTATTAATTCTTTATCCATAATTAATCATCTCTCCCAAACCATATTTTTATCCATATTGCTATTTCAAGTATCATATAAGGTATTAATAATATTAAACATATAATTGCTATAATCATTTCTTCTTTATTCATCACTATCACCTTTTAATATATTTAATAATTCACTATCATCCCATTCTTTATACGTAAAATAAGTATTGCCATTCATATCTTCATATTCTTTATCTGTCTCTTGTAAGTATGGCATATTTTCTATATATTCAATTGCTTTATCTATCCTATCATTTAATACTTCATTTTCTATCATTAGTCTTTGAACTTCTCCTTCTAGTCTTGTATTTTCTTCACAAAGTCTATTTCTTAATTCGTTGGCACTTTCTAAATAGTTAGAGTGTGCTTTTTCTAATTCTAAATTTAGCCAATTGTTCTTTATTGTTAGTTTTTGAACTTCGCCTTCTAACTCTATTTTTTCTTTTTCTAATTTCTCAATTTGATCTTGTTTTATCATGCTGTTCACCTCCTAATAATTTTATTATATATTCACCCATTTTTGCTTTAGGACATATTATAAATCTTACACCATATCTTTCTTTCATAGTATTCATGATTTTTAATAATGTAACTCCTTTTATCTTAGTATGTGGTGAACTCCAATTTTTAATATCTTCAATTGTTTTTATTTTGTTATCTTGTATTAAAAATATAAAATTCACACATCCTAATTCTCTAGCTCTAGCAATTTCTCTTTTTATTCTATTATGTTCTGATGTATGACATAAGTTTCCTGTTAATTCTAACAACCCATCTTTCTTGTCAATTATCGTGGTGTAGTCTTTATAAATCATATAATCTCCTGCATCCAGTTTTGATATTATATAGTCTTGATTAACTTTTGTAAAGTATTCTAATATCTTTTTGTTTCCTTTTTCTCTAGTATCACAAATTATAATGTTATTCATCTGATTCACCAACATCAAATATAGTCATTTGTTTGTTTTGTAACTTATCTTCTTCAATTAAATTACATACATATTCTATTCTAGCCTTAGATATAGGTAAGTATTCTTCTGTTAGTTCTATACCAATATATTTATACCCTTTATCTCTTTCTTTGTTTTCATACATTACTGCTTTACCTGTACTACCACTACCGTTAAATGGATCTAAAACTGTTCCACCGTTTGGTGTTACAAGTCTTACTAAGTATTGCATAAGTTCTGTTGGTTTAACTGTAGGATGTGAATTTTTTTTTGGCTTTGCAACCCATGATTTTTTTTCACAATGACATAATTCAGGTGTTAGTTGTGATACACCACAATATTCACATATTCTATCTAGCCCATTACCTTTACTATGTCCTACTGTTTCTTCAAACTCTTCTAATCCCTCATCTCTATCTTTCTTACTTGCTTTAGCACAATAGAAATATCTTGAAGCAGAGCCACTATCACCATAATGTAATCCACTTTTATAAGCACCACTATTTATAATATTTACATTTACATTACAATTTGATTTTTCATGATTAGGTAAACTTGCAACACTTTTCGTATCAGGAAATCCCCCACATACTTCATCATAATCAGATTCATCATAAGTTAGTATGGTATTTGCTGGGAAGCGACCATTTTCATTAGGTTGCATATTATAACCTTCTAAATTGCCTGTGCCAGCTTTTTTTTGCTCATCAGTTATATTAAATTTATATGAATTATCTGTAATATGTCCTTTCCATTTGTCTCCATTAAATGGAACTCTACACTCATCAATATTAATTCCACCAACACCATATTCTATTACATTATCAACTAAACTACCTTTAAATGGTTTTCTTGCTACTATTATTGGTTCAAATGATGGCTTTAATGCTGTACCAAACTTATTCCAGTACTCAATAACTTCTCTGCTCTCTTGTGTTCTGCATTGTTCTTGAATAGCATTAAGTTTTCTATCTTGTTGTTGCTCGGATTGTGGTCTATATGATGGACAACTTCCACTCTGTTCAAGCATCTCCCTAAGTGTTTTGCCATCACAAGTCTGTGTTCCATTACATATCCATCTTTCCTCGCCATTAATAAATACTCTTTTGGACATCTCACATACTTTACACCTTTGTAATTCCCTTTCGGTCTTTTGTATGTTATTCCACCTTTCCATGCTGGATTGTTCTCCCCATACATCACTGGTGGAGTTGATTGATGATTGTAAACTTTGTTCCTGCAACTGCGACTGCAAAACTTCATTTTGTTCTTCTTCATTTCGCATGGTCTTTTGTATATCTCTTTCCCACATAAGTCGCAAATCGTGTTCGGTTTTCTGCTTGGTTTTTTCATTTTCCAACCTCTTTTCTAATTGTTTACCTATATTTTGTGATTTAGGGAATCCCATCCCATAGAGCCACATAATAGTATCTCTTATTTCAAATCCTGCATCTTCAATAGCGCAAGCTATTCTGTGAAATGTCCTGCTACCACCAAAAGCTAATAAGTATCCACCGGGTTTTAATACTTCATAACATTTATGCCATGTTTCTATGTTATATTCAATTCCAGAACCATCCCATTCTTTTCCCATAAAGCCTCTACTTAATCTAGCAAAACTACCATCTTTGCCATATTGACATTCAGCACTACCTTCTTTTCCAAATCTTTTAGTAATACTTGTTAGTCCATAAGGTGGATCAGTTACTATACTATCTATTGTATTAGGTTCTATTACTTCTAATATATCTAACATATTGCCTTGATATAATTTATAATTTTTGTTGCTACTGTATAATTTCATTTTTTCCTTCTTTCTAAAATTACCTGTTTATTTTCGTTTTAAGAGACTTTTTACCTCTCCTAGTATATTTATACTATTTTTATATTTTCGTTCAAATTTGATACCTTAAAATCAGTTTGAGAGCATTTTAAGAATTAATCTAAACTGCTATGCGATAACACCCATAATTTTTTGCTATATTTTAATTTACAATATCTTTTATAAAAATCTTGCCATTTTTCAAATTCTTCACGCCACACTTTGCCTGTTGTATTGTTATAAATATTCATAAAAAACATTAA